AATATTATACGGATGGCCGCTTTAACAATTGGAATTTTGACTTTCTTATGCATATTTACGATTGTGCCATTTGGGGGGCACCATATAAATTGCCCCCCAGTTCCCCCGATTGCTTAGACTTTGAGTGCCCCCCAATTCCAAAATGCCTTCGTACAGGACGTTTTTCTATTAAAGCCAAAAATTATTTCTTAACATACCCAGAGTGCTCTCTCACCAAAGAGGAAGCACTTTCCCAATTACAAAACCTGCAAACCCCTACTAATATAAAATTCATAAAAATTTGCAGAGAATTACACAACAATGGGAACCCTCATCTCCACGTGCTTATGCAATTCGAAGGCAAATACAACTGCACGAATAACAGATTCTTCGACCTGGTTTCCCCAACCCGATCAACACATTTCCATCCAAACATTCAGGGAGCTAAATCCAGCTCCGATGTCAAGTCCTACATCAATAAGGATGGAGACACCATTGAATGGGGTCAATTCCAGGTCGACGGCCGATCTGCTCGAGGGGGACAACAATCAGCCAATGATGCTTACGCCCAGGCACTTAACAGCGGAAGTAAGTCGGAGGCTCTTAATGTAATTAGGGAGTTAGCCCCCAAAGATTTTGTTTTACAGTTTCACAATTTAAATGCTAATTTAGATAGGATTTTTACACCTCCAGTGGAGGTTTATATTTCGCCTTTTTCTTCTTCTTCTTTTGATCGAGTTCCAGAAGAACTCGAGGAGTGGGCGGTCGATAATGTTGTGAGTGCCGCTGCGCGGCCGTTAAGACCGATGAGTATAGTGGTGGAGGGCGATAGTCGTACGGGAAAGACAATGTGGGCCAGGTCATTAGGACCACATAATTATTTATGTGGACATCTAGATCTCAGCCCAAAGATCTACAGCAACGACGCATGGTATAACGTCATTGATGACGTAGATCCGCATTACCTAAAGCACTTCAAAGAGTTCATGGGGGCCCAAAGGGACTGGCCGTCAAATACCAAGTACGGGAAGCCAGTTCAAATTAAAGGCGGGATACCCACAATCTTCCTCTGCAATCCAGGTCCAAATTCCAGCTATAAAGAGTACTTGGACGAGGAAAAGAACTCCGCACTTCGAAACTGGGCTTTAAAGAATGCGACCTTCATCACCCTCGAAGAGCCACTCTACTCAGGTTCCCATCAAAGTCCAACACCGACTCGCCAAGAAGAAGCCAATCAGGAGGAGGAGGGTTGATCTCCCATGTGGCTGTTCTTATTACAGCAGCATTAATTGCGCTGATCATGGATTCACGCACAGGGGAACTACTCACTGCAACTCAATCAGAGAATGGCGTGTATATCTGGACGGTCAAAAATCCCCTATATTTCAAGATAACCAAACACCACGAGAGTCCATTTCTGAGGAACCACGACATCATCACAGTACAAGTCCAATTCAACTACAACCTGAGGAAAGCGTTGGGGATACACAAATGTTTTCTAACCTGCCAAATCTGGACTCGTTTACATCCTCAGACCTCGCATTTCTTAAGAGTATTTAAGTACCAATTTATTAAATATTTAGATAGGTTGGGAGTGATTAGCATTAACAATTGTATTAGGGGCTTTTAGTCATGTATTATATGATGTATTGAATGGAACAATAGATGTAATTGAAAAGCATGATATAAAATTCAATATTTATTAATTGGTGACGGAGTCATAGAAATAACTCCTTACTTTCAAAGTAGCATACACGGGATTTGAGGCATGAGTGCATGCCATATACAAGAGAAGAGCATTCTCGGTGTGATTCTCGTACTTCCCAGCTTCTTGGTGATTGTAAACTACATGAATTGTTAACACGATAGAACTTTCTAATTATCGCCTGTTCCTTAGCTGCATATTGACCACCGGTAACTGTGGCCTGGAACCTCCTCAAGACCTGGAAACGATCACGCTGATCGTTCTTCACGGTAGCCGTTGAAGGTTCATTATCGTAGACATTAAACACCTGCTGGAAGTCATTAGGAGTTCCGGTCGGGCGTCGATCCCTAACTATCCAAAACAGAACTGTGTTAGTGTGGTTCTTGACCTTGATGTTTTCATCCATCCAGATCTTGCCTACAAAATACAATGACTTAACGCAGAAACGTTTACCCACTCGATGTGTCAACCCAGTACCCCTAGTAACATCGGACAGACATATGACCTTACCCATATGACCGATATCATTCTTAGCATCGAACGACTGGACCTTACAAGGACCCTCACATCCGCGAGGAACATCAGGGCTTCTGTACATTCTGTACATCTTGGGCTTTCGATTCATGGGCCTGTGAGTCCATGACCGCTTTCGATTTGTGACGAGGACAGTGGGGACAGCAGCACGGCTGGCATACGGGCTGTCGAAGTTCAGCCGGCGACGCACCTTGGATGCGGGAGTGGAAATGACTATATCGGCGGGACGCTTCGACATAATCTCTAGAACGAACTACTAAAATTAAATCACGAATTAAATCGTACCCTAATGTATCGGGGGAGTATGTATTTTCTACTAGCTGCAAATACTTAATGGCTAACATACACCTGAAACCATGTACGGTTTCTGGGAACTCGTTTACCAAAGGATCCCACATGTTTAAAATGAATACTTCGCGACGAAGTTATATACAGGACCACTTAATAATTAAGCTTTGAGGCGCGGACAGGATTGGACAACAGCGCATGGGGGGGCCCATTTTAAAAAAATCGCGCGGTCCACCGGT